CTATGGAACAACGGGCACGAGCGGCTGGTAAGGTGTCGGCAGCTGCGGTATATCGTACTTATATTAACAGTGTAAAAAAAGATGAAACAGGAATGGTGTATCCATACTCAATTGGTCCTGAACAAGACGATGAATTCATCAATACCGAAGCACTGTCAAGCACAGAACGAATGCGTCGATATAATAAGCGACACCCAGAAAAAGTACGAAGTTATCTTAAAAAAACACAAGACGATAGAGTAACTCGTAATAGTGATCGTAAAAAAGCAGTTAAACGGTATGGTAAATCTAAGATGAAAAATCATGATGTACATCATCCAAATGGTACAACGGGTGGTAAATGGCAATTAGCAAGAAAAGACCACGGGCGAGATAAGAAGAACGAAAATATAGAATATGTGTATTTATCGGAATTGTATGACGGACTTGCTCCAAATGGACCGTGGCAATTAATATCAGAAGGTGGTGCTGCTGGACACTTGGCACATCCATATGAAGATGACGAATTAACATTCACCGATGTTAAGGAAATGATAAAACGAGGATTGGTGGGGGGATTGGATGCTGAGGCACCTGTCACCGAAAAACTCGACGGCCAAAATTTAACCTTTAGTGTTAAAGATGGACAAGTCGTCTTTGCTCGTAATAAAGGACAAATTAAAAACTTTGGTCGAAATGCATTAGATGTAGCAGGTATTCGTCAAATGTTTGCTGGTCGTGGAGCAATTGAAAAATCCTTTGGTGGTGCAGCGCAAGATTTACAAAAAGCAGTAGATGCGTTGCCCGAACAAGAACGAGAACAATTGTTTGGTAACGGTCGTAAGTTTATGAATGTAGAAGTTATATTTCCGGATACAAAAAATGTTATTCCATACGACAAACCTGTTATAGTATTTCATGGAACGATTGAATACGATAAAGATGGTAATGAAGTTGGACGAAATATTGACGATGGTAAAGTACTGGACACACAACTTCGTCGGGTGAGTGCTCAGCAACAACAAACATTTGGATTATCAGGACCACAAGTCATTTCGTTTAATGACGCTGATACCGCTCGAAATTTAGAAAAATTAAAAAAGTATGGATCAGAAATTGGTCGTTTACAAAACGAATTTGACCTTGATGATAAGAGTACATTGGAAGATTATAAGAAAACATGGTGGGAACGAGAAATTGCAAGACAAGTAGAAACTCAAGGATTGGAATTATCAGAAGAACAATTTGATGGATTGATTAACCGATGGGCAACTGGAGATAAAAAAGCAATTGGCGTTAAAGATTTTGAAGATTCGGAAACTAAAAAGTGGTTCCGTGAATTTGAAGCAGAACAACTTGTCAATATGCAAAAACAATGTGTTCGCCCATTAGAACAAGTATTCTTACGGGTTGGTGTAGATACATTACAACGAGTAACCAACCTGTTATCGGCAAATAATCCAGAAGCGGGAGAAAGTTTAAAACAAGAATTGTTAAACGCTATAAAATCTATCCGTGATACCGGTGATAGAAATCAATTAGCGGCACTGCAACAACAAATAGAAAGATTAGATGATTTGGGTATAAAAAATGTGGTCCCGAGTGAGGGGATTGTATTTATGTATAATGGTAAACCATATAAATTTACAGGTACCTTTGCTCCCGTGAATCAAATATTGGGTATGATGAAATTTGATCGTGGTAAAGCAAAAATTGTGGATGAACCAGAAGAACCATCAAAAGAAAAAACAACGACCAAACAAACGCAACCCACACCAACTGGTAAAAAACAAACCGTAGCAATTTTTACCGGTCGATTTCAACCGTTCCACGCCGGTCACTATAGTATTTATAGAGCATTGGTGAAAAAATTTGGTGAGGATAGTGTGTATATCGCATCATCAGACAAAACTGACCCAACAAAATCTCCATTTGGATTTACTGATAAAAAAGATATTATGACACAAATGTTTGATATCCCAGAAGATAAAGTAGTACAAGTAAAAAACCCATATGCACCAAAAGAAATATTGGAAAAATTACCATCCGATACAGTATATGTTACAGCAGTCAGTCAAAAGGACTCCGAACGATTAACTGGTGGTAAGTATTTTCAAAATTACGAAGATGTTCCTGAAAAAGAAAGAACGGGATATGCGGATAAAGGATATTTTATTATTGCTCCGGAAATGCAATTACAACTTAAGGGTAAAAATATCAGCGGTACACAAGTCCGTGCAATTATGGGTGACCCAAATATTACGGACAGAGCAAAACAAGAAATTTTTACGATGATATATGGTAAATTTAATCAAGATGTATTTAAAAAAATTGTAAAAGTTACCACCGACGCCGAAGAAGCATTAAAATTAACACAACAATATGGTGGTGATAACGCAGCAAAACCGACGATGGTAAAAACAAAACAACCCGTATCACCAGAAAAACCAAAAGTTGCAAGAACAAAAAAACAAACACCAAAGCCAAAAGATCCATCATTTTACAACCCCGGAGAAACCTGGGAAACTGAAGGTGGTAACTTTGGTGGTAAAAATAAAAAGAATCAAGTACGATATTTTGGTAGTAAACAACGAGCGATGTTATTTGCAAAAACATAAACGAGGGTTATATGTCACAAAATGAAAAAGCATTAAACGATACACGACGAAAAATTGGTGAGGTTATGCGTAAGGAAGATTCCAAACTTACATTTGGATACAAACCTGTGCCGGTAGAACGAAAAGACGGTGATGTGTGGAATGATCCACACGGAAGAACATGGACTAAAAAAGACGGATTGGTGCAATCCGTCACAAAATTAGATAGTGCTAAAACACCGTGGTGGTGTCCAAAATGCGATACCCCATTGAACGGACATAATCTTCGTGCATATCGAAAGACCGGATATTGTCATGAGTGCATGTTAAAAGAAGAAATGGAATTAAAAATTTCTGGTCGTTGGCACCAAGAAATGGTGGCTCGTGGAAAGCGTAGTCACATCGACTGGCTCACAGATAAAATTCAAGAATTACAAGATTACTACAATAATGTAACACATCCAGAATTTATTCATGCGGATAATGAAAAAATCTTAATGATGGAAAAATGGAATATTGATTTGGATACTGTTAAAAAAGATTTACTGAAAGAAATTGATGAGTTTAAAGAACATTTATCTAAGGTAAACGCCGGAGAATATGATGAAATTACCTAACCGGGTAATCAAAACTACCCAAGCATTTAAAGGATTACCACAAACCGCACAACTTGTTATTATGGGTGTGTTGGCGTTCCTTGCATTTACTATGGGAAATTGTAAAGGTACGGATAAAATGGATCAATACATTACCGAATACAAACAATTTAAAGAAAACGCACAAACCACCACACGGTATGCAGATTCATTACAACATCAAATTCTTGAACTAGCGGACAGTGCAAGAAAGAAAGATGTTATTATTCAACAATTAAATGTATCGGTTTCTTCTAAGGAAAAACAAAAAGAAAAGAGTAAAACACAACTAATATCGTTAGAACAAAATTTGATAAACGCCAAATCCGATGATGTTCCACATGTAGTGATCGCTACACAAGATACCATCATCGGTAATTTAAAAACACAACTAACAACCACAGAAGAAATTGTCACTGACCAAAAACAGATAATTGGTAATAAAGATGAACAATTACAATTAATTAATACTGGGTTGTTATTTGCCACGCAACGAGGGGATAGTTTACAGGCTATGTTAAAACAACTCCCACCACCACCTAAAAATCCAAATAAATTTTTAGGAATACCGTTACCGAGTCGAAAGACATCGTTGGCGGTGGGCGTGTTGGCCGGAATAGTAGTTGGAGTGGCGGTCACAAGGTAAATATATGAATACCTCAACGCAACAATTACGAGATCGTATCAAAGAAGAATATAAGAAATGCGCATTAGATCCGTCGTATTTCTTGACAAAATATTCATACATTCAACATCCTGTTCGTGGACGAGTGTTGTTTGATTTATATCATTATCAAAAAAATGCACTAATTGATTTTAGAAATAACGATTATAATATTGTACTTAAGGGTCGCCAGATTGGAATTTCCACATTGGTCGCCGGATATGCACTATGGATGTTGTTGTTTCATAACGATAAAAATATATTAGTTATTGCTACCAAACAAGAAACCGCCAAGAATCTGGTGACCAAGGTTCGATTTATGCATCAGAATCTTCCAGTTTGGCTCCGAGGTGAAATTGTAACAGATAACAAATTATCCTTACAATTTACAAATGGATCTCAAATTAAAGCCGTCGCAAGTAGTAAAGACGCCGGCCGTTCCGAAGCCTTGTCTCTTTTGATTCTTGACGAAGCAGCATTTATCGATGATGCTGATATTATCTGGACGGCGGCATCCAGTACTTTGTCAACTGGTGGTCAGGCTGTATTACTCTCTACTCCAAACGGTGTTGGTAATTTCTTTCACAAAATGTGGCAGCAAGCAGAAACAAAATCCAATAATTTCAATTCTATTTTGTTAGATTGGCGAGTACACCCAGAACGAGATCAAGCATGGCGTGACCGTCAGACAGAATTAATGGGAGAACTGCAAGCGGCGCAAGAACATGACGCATCATTTATTTTCTCAGGTAATACAGTAGTTCCTCCTGAAATTATCGAGTTTTATAAAACTACCTTTGTTCAAGAACCGATTACTAAAGGTGGATTTGATGGAAATACATGGATATGGGAATATCCACGACCTGGAAAATCCTATATAGTGTCCGCCGACGTTGCCAGAGGGGACGGAGAAGATTATTCAGCATTCCATGTGATTGATGTGGAAACATCCACGCAGGTGGCAGAATACAAGGGAAAGGTAGAAACCAAGCAGTTTGGTAACATGCTGGTGTCAATTGCTACGGAATATAACGATGCACTGCTTATTCCAGAAAATAGTTCTATCGGATGGAATGCCATTCAACAAGTGATTGATCGTGGATATAAGAATCTATTTTATATGTCCAAAGATTTACAATATGTCGATGTAGAACACCAAATGACAGGACGATATCGGGCAGAAGAAAAAAGTATGGTACCTGGATTTACTACTTCACAACGAACCCGTCCATTGATTATTGCTAGATTAAAAGAATATATGTTAGATAATAGTTTTACTGTTCGATCATCTCGCATGTGTGCTGAGTTAGAAACTTTTATTTGGAAGAATGGTAGACCAGAGGCATTGTCTGGATACAATGATGATTTGACGATAGCATTGTGTATTGGTCTGTGGGTGCGGGACACCGCCCTCCGTTTGCGCCAGGAGGGCATAGAACTGACGAAGATGGCATTGGACAATACTAAGTACAATGTTGTTGGTCATGTATTTACGAACAATAACATGCCACAAAATCCATACGAAATGGATATTAACGGAAAAAAAGAGAATATTTCGTGGTTATTAGGATAATACACTATTTATAATGTAGTGTTTTTATTGGAGTTAAATATGATTAAGCTGATGGATTTAATTCCTGAGATATGGACCAAAAAATATAAAAAATCAATTAATTGTAGTAATGCCAAAGGATTTAGCCAAAAGGCACATTGTGCGGCTCGTAAGAAACGGCAACGTGGTGGTAAAACCAAATCTAAACCGGTGTAATAGATATGACTAAAGAAGAATTAAAACAAATCATTCGTGAAGAAATTCTCAGCGTTTTAAAAGAAGAATTTGGGCAAGAATATGATGTTTCCACGAGTACAGACGAGATGGATGAACGAACCGTTGCTCGTCGTGAACCTCCACGGAAAATGACTAAACCACAGGTTAAAGGTCGTGATGGAATTGGTAAAAAATTATTGAACAGTAAACGAGCTGTTTCGTATTTTAAAAAGAAATTTGGCGCCGATTGGAAGTCATACTTATATGCTTCTGCTACCAATAAATCCATAGATAAAAAAGATGATTAATTATAAAGAATTTTTTACCGAAGTATACGATAATTGTATTTGTGAAGAATGTGATTGTCATGATGCCTCCGAACAATATCCAACAGGAGGATATGAAGTTACTGATGCCGATGTTGAAGCGGACGAAAAGATGATGCATCGAATTACCGAATTAATGGCAGTACTGGAAAAAAGTATTCCAACCAACCCATCTAAATGGTCTGCTGCAAAATCCGCAGCAAGACAAAAGTTCAAAGTTTATCCATCGGCGTACGCAAATTTGTGGGCAGCAAAAAAATACAAAAGTATGGGTGGTGGATGGCGGAGTGGTAAAGCAGAATAAGTGAAGTATCCATACAAACATCATGATCCAATTGAGTAAGAAGACACAGATATCAATAATGATGTGATCGATAAAAAGCGTGATTTATATAAAAGATATTTGGTAGCAAAACGAAAGAACAAACATACATCTATTAATATTTGGAGTCGTATATGATTAGATTAGCAGGATTGGTGGTCACCCCCGCAATAGGAAATGCACCGGTTGGTTCGACCAACGAAACAAGTACAACGCCGATGCAAACCACAAGTAAAAAACCAGGTGCAGTAAAACAACAACAGAGTATCACCACAGAGAAAAAGAGTGGTCAACGTGCCCGTTTGGCAATGACGCTTCGTAAGTTAAAAGAAGAATTAGGATTAACCGATGAACAATTGAAAGTTATTTCTGCACTAGAAAATAAAATGCTTGATCCTGTTGGTCGTGAAGATAACGATATTGATAATGATGGTGATACCGATTCTTCCGACAAATATTTAAAAAATCGTCGTGATACTATTAAAACCGCGATGTCAAAAGAACATATCAGCGAAATGCTGGAAGACGACGAATCAGAAGAACCGTCAAATGATGGTGATTACGAAGGTAATATGGCCCGTGCTCAATTAATGAGTATTAAGAAATCTGCTGACCGTCTATTTAATATGATTGGCGAGGACGAAGGGTTGGAAGCGTGGGTACAGTCCAAACTTACCAAGGCAGCCGACCAAATTACTTCCGTTTATCAATATCTGGATTACGAAAAGAATAAAAACACAACGGCGGGAGATGGTATGGGAATACCGTCCGATAAAGAAAAGGGGACTATGTAATGGATTCCCGTTCTAAGTTTATTTCTACTTTGTTTAGTAGTAGAGAACAAGCACACATTTTTCATTTACAAACATCGTCATATGCAATGCACGCAGCATTAAATAATTATTATGATGGAATTGTAGATTTGATAGACAAATATGTAGAAGTATGTCAAGGGCGACATGGAATTATTACAGGATACCAACCAACAAATCAGTTTTTGGAAGGTGATGATCAAGTATTAAAATATTTTATGGCATTACAAAAATTTGTTGATATGAACAGACAATCATTACCACAAGAAAGTGATTTGAATAACATTGTAGACGAAATTTTGGCATTGGTTAATTCCACCATTTACAAGTTGCGCTTTCTTAAATGATTTTATTAATGGATATTATCTTAGATGAGAAATATATACCCAAAGGTAACCTCGGTAAGTGGTTAAAACAAAAATGGGTAGATATTTCTCGTACCGACCCGAAAACTGGTAAGCATCCTCCGTGCGGTGCATCCGCTGGTAAAAAAGAACGGAAGGGCGGATCAGCGAAATATCCAAAATGCCGTCCTGCACGATCAGCCGCAGCTATGTCAAAGTCAGAGAAACGATCAGCTATTACGAGAAAAAGAAAAGCAGGAAATACAGGTGGAAAACCAACGATGGTTTCTACCTTTAAAAAGAAATAAAACTCTTGACTTTGGGAACGAGTATGGTTAGATTAACAGATATTCTATACGAATCTTGTTGGGATGGATATAAGCAAGTAGGTATGAAGGAATTAAATGGTAAAATGGTTCCTAACTGTGTTCCTGTAAAAGAATTATATACCAGACCAGAATCAGAAGTAACTTCCGATATGGATGTAAAACCTGACACAGAACATGACCGTGAACGAGGAATGTTTGGCTCCGAAAATACTGATACGGAATTAGACACCGAAGATTATTGTACCGAGTGTTTAATTGAAGTATTACAAGGTAAACATCCAGAACAATTAGGAGAAGCTGAATATCGTGGTCGTAAGGTTTCTCTTGGAAAGCCAATGAGAGGAGATGTAAAAAAATTCAAAGTGTTTGTTCGTGATCCAAGTAGTGGTAATATTAAAAAAGTTAATTTTGGTCATGGTGGTACTTCGGCAAAACGCCGTGGTGAAAAGACAATGAAGATTAAGAAAAATATCCCCTCTCGTCGTAAAGCATTCCGTGCTCGTCACAATTGTGCTACGGCAAAGGATAGAACCAGTGCAAGATACTGGTCATGCAGTAAGTGGTGATATGTCAAGAAAATGCATACCGTATTGAACAAGGAGAAATAATAAAATGATTAAGTTAAAAAATATTTTAATGGAAAATTATCAACTTCCAGAACGACGCGTCAGCACAGGTCGTATCGATACATTAATGGAAAAGTTGATACCAACATTGACGACGGAACAACAGAAGTCCATTACTGAATTATATGCAACACTGTTAGAAGGTGTTGCCAAAGTAAATAAAATGCAATATGGATTTTTCAACTATGAACAATTTGAAGCATGCTTTAAAGAAGAAGTTGATAGTGTTGCACAAACATTGATCACCAAGTTAAATGAAATTATTAAAACGGGCAAGGATAATCCCAACACTCACCTAGCAGAAATGACAGTTGCCGCTATCGGTGAGTCGTGTCTTCTTAATTAATTGAGGTAATATGTCCGACACATCTTTATTTACTAGGCTTAAAAAACTTTTTTCCACCAGTACCATTGTTCGTAATGTTGGAGGAAAAAAATTAAAAATAGCTGATACTGACAACATACAAAGCTTTGTTAATCGGCGTGGAGTTGATAGATATCATCGCGTGTACTCATCGGGTACCGGAGGATATGGTTCTTCGCACGGTAGATATGAAGCAGCGGCCGCATTTCAGGGATCACGATTACAGTTATTCCGTGATTATGATATGATGGATAATGATCCTATTATCTCGTCGGTATTAGACATTTATGCTGATGAAAGTACTATTAAAGATGAGTTTGGACAAATTCTAAGTATTAAATCAAAAAATCAACAAGTTCAAGATATTCTCCATAATTTATTTTATGACATTTTAAATATTGAATTTAATCTTTGGCCATGGATTCGTAACATGGCAAAGTACGGAGATTTCTTTTTATATTTGGACTTGGATCAAGAATACGGAGTGGTTAATGCAGTACCATTATCGGTATACGAAACCATCCGTATTGAGGGTGAACAACCCGATCAACCATTCAGTGTGCGATTTAAAATTGAAAATGATTTCTTGCTATTAGGTAAGAAAGATTTTGAAAGTTTTGAAGTAGCACATTTCCGTTTATTAGCGGACACGAATTTCCTTCCGTATGGTAAAGCCATGATCGAAGGTGGTCGCCGTGTATGGAAGCAATTGCAACTCATGGAAGATGCAATGTTAATCCATCGTATCATGCGAGCACCAGACAAGCGTAAGATTTTGGTCGATATCGGTAATATCCCGCCGGCAGAAATTGATACCTTCATGAATCGTATCATGGATCGTATGAAAAAAACTCCATTGGTAGATCCAACGACCGGTGATTACAATCTTCGATATAATATGATGAACATTACGGAAGATTTTTATCTTCCTGTTCGAGGGAAAGATTCTGGTACCGATATTCAAAATCTTCCTGGGTTGCAATTTAATGCGATTGAAGACATTGAATATCTCCGTAACAAACTATTGGCTGCCTTTAAAGTACCGAAGGCGTTTATGGGATACGAAGAGGGTATAAGTGGTAAGGCGACATTAGCAGCACAAGATGTACGGTTTGCTCGTACCATCGAACGAATTCAGCGTATTATGGTGTCGGAGTTAACAAAGATTGCTATAATTCATTTATACATTCAAGGATTCCGTGACGAAGAATTGATTGATTTTGAATTAAGTTTAACTTCACCATCCATTGTGTATGAACAAGAAAAATTGAACTTGTGGAAAGAAAAGGTTGCAGTGGCAAATGATCTTATTGGAACTAAATTAATTTCACAAGATTGGGTATATCATCATATTTTTGAAATGTCAGAAGATGATGTTAGTACGCAACGATCAAAAGTTGTAGAGGATGTAAAGCGAGTTATGGAATTAACTAAGTTGGAACAACCACAAGAACCACAACAAGTGGCTACCGGTGGGGAAGAAGAGCAACCCGAACCAGAAGATATAGAACAGCAACAAGTTGACGATGTAGACAGTATCCTAGCGTCATTAGACCAATCCGACGAAGAAAGTGAATTGGAAGATGTTGATTTGGAGGAGGCTAACATGGGCAGACCCAAGAAGGGTGTGTCCTATGGGCAAGATAGTCATCCACGGGGGCGTGATCCTTTGGGACATAAAGAAAATATGGATTCGTTGACTGTAGGTAAACGACGAAACGATAAACGAAAATCACCATTGACATTGGAAATGCAACAGTGGTTGGACAAAGGATCGTTAAATAAAACAAAAAATTCGGTTTTGTTGGAAAATACAACGCCAACAGGTTCTTTTTTAGATGAAAATAACATTTTGGGGCTAGAAAACTAAAATCTTATAACTATTCGTTATATTTAATATATGACGGTATAATATGTCACAAA